AAAGCAGATTTACACCGACGACAAAGTCGAAAACATGACCTACATGGACAACCCACTCTTCGCTTTGATGTCGAAGATGGAAGCGTTCGGCGGGCGTAACCTTCCGATCGTTACGATCTGGGGTAACCCACAAGGTCGTTCGGCAAACTTCCAACGCGCTCANATTCGTGGCGCNATCACNAACTCGAAGCTCGATGACTTCTTGATCACTCGCGTAAANGATTACTCTGTAGCGACGATCGACAACGAAACTCTCGAAGCTTCGATCGGNGACAAGGCTGCGTTCTTGTCNGCTGCAACAACTGAAGTTGACGGCGCNATCAACTCACTCACTCGCTCGCTNGCNATTGCTCAGTACCGTGGCGGATACGGTGAAATCGGTCAGATCGCTACNGGCGGCATCTCTGGCGCGACNNTTCAGCTTGCNGAAGCTGGCGACGTTACGAACTACGANGTCGGCATGGAACTCGACCTCTTCGCTACGCTAACAGGCGCGGTAAGAGCTTACGGCACGTCGGCTAACGGCCTTTTCATCACAGCAATCGACCGTGACCTGGGTCTTTTGACCTTTGGTTTCAACGTAACAGACGCCACGAACGGTATTCCAGGTGCAGCAGCAGGCGACTTCATCGCGGTACGTGGTGATCATAGCGGTGCTACTCTCGTGAAGCTTGCTGGTCTTGATGCTTGGGTTCCTTCGACTGCTCCAACGTCGACGCCGTTCTTTGGTGTTGATCGTTCGGCAGACGTCACTCGTCTCGGTGGCTTGCGCATGTCGGGCCTCGGTCTTCCGATCGAAGAAGCTCTGACAACTGCGGCTTCTAAAGTCGGTCGCGAAGCTGGGAAGCTCTCTCACTTCTTCATGTCTTACGAGAAGTATGAGCAGCTTGAGAAAGCTCTTGGATCNAAAGTCCAGTACGTTGACAACTTTGCNAACGCAGAGATCAACTTCCGTGGCATTCAGATCAACGGACCACGTGGAATGATCAAGTGTATCCCTGACCAGAACTGCCCAGCTAACAAGATCCGTGGCCTTGCGCTTCCAATGTGGAAGATGTATTCGCTCGGAAAAGCCGTCCGTGTTATCGACACAGATGGNCTTCAGATGCTGCGTCAGGCGACAGCCGATGGCGTCGAAGTGCGTTACGGTTCTTACTCTCAGATGGGCTGTAAGGCACCGGGCCACAACATCGTTATCAACTACTAGTTGATGACTTCGAAGGCCTCCGAGGTTGTCTCGGGGGCTTTTGTCTGTAGTCTGATGGGGATCTCGCTACAGCTAATCCAATACCCGNGCGGGAAACCGCCAAAAGGAATCATGACTCATGGCAAATCGTAACTTTCGTTCAGAATATCTTCGATCATTTCAGACAAGCCTCGTTTTCTTGGAAGGTCGATTCGGCATCGGTGCNTCTGGCGCTGTCACTGCTAGCTCGCTAACTGGGACTGGCATTTCGAGCGTTACTAAGCTTCAAGGAACAGGCACTTACCGCATCGTTCTTGAGGACGATTACAACCGTCTTCTCGATTTCTCGGCTTCGTTCCTTGCTCCGCTGACTGGCTCGGCTGTAACGGCTGGTTCTTTCGTTGTCGGAACGACTTACCAGATCGCAACGCTTGGCACGACAGATTACACCTTGATCGGCGCTCCTGCGAACGTCGTCGGTGTCATCTTCTCGGCTACAGGCATCGGCGTTGGTACTGGAACGGGCCTAGCTATCGGCAATACGGCCGTGGTCAGTGTTGAGATTGCGAACCCAACGATCGACGCCGCCCTTGTCGCTAAGTACGGGATCGTCATCCAGTGCAAGAGCGCGACGACGACGCTCATCAACCCAACAACTGGTTCGACAATGCTCTTCTCGTTCATGCTTCGTAACTCGTCTTCAAAAGGAAAAGGCGAAGNATGATGCTCTTGGGTGATCAGGCTAAGAAGATCGCAACGACAATCATCAGCGGTGGCCCTTCGAAAAAGGAGCCTTTCGTTCAAGAAATGGGCGAAGGTGAATCTGGCGAAGGCCGTCCGAGTTTCGAAAAAGCAATGAGCGAAAGCCCTGACGCTGCTTCAGACGCGGATGTGGGTTTAGAGGCCGCGACCGAAAAGATGATGAGCGCGCTAAAGAATGACGACACGTTATCGTTTCGCTCGGCCTTACGGTCGTTTATCGTTCTAGCGAATCTGTCTGACCTTGACGGCCCCACAGAGGAAGAGAGCTAAAAATGGCGACACGAGCAGAGATTAAGCTAAAGGCTAGGCAACGGGCAGATATGGAGAGATCCACGTTTGTCTCTGATGCCGAGCTGAACACTTATGTGCAGGACTCTTACGGAGAATTGTACGATCTGCTCGTGTCAGCGTACGAGGACTATTACATCACCGAGCTACCGTTCACGATTGCGAGCGGTAGTTCTTTCGCCGTCCCGTCTAACTTCTACAAGCTGCGCGGCGTAGACATCGTTAGTGGCGGTTCACGGCCCGTGTCGCTTCGTCCNTTTAACTTTGCAGAGCGAAACACAGCCAACAGCTCAAGACTTCGCGCGAATAGCGGGCGGCAGTATCGTTTGACGGGCGCTAACCTCATGATTCTTCCAACCGATAGCGCGGCAGGTGATTACGTCATGTGGTATGTCCCTCGCGTAACTGTTCTCACGGCTGACGGTGATCAGCTTGTCGGGATCTTAGACTTCGACGACTACGTGGCTGTAGACGTTGCGGTGAAGATGCTTGTGAAAGAAGAATCAGATCCGTCGGCTCTTCTCATGACTAAATCAGCACTGATAAAACGAGTTCAGGACATGGCTCAGAACCGTGACGCCGGTTCGCCGCAAACGATCGCAGATGTGACGAGCGATAGATTCGACGACACTGAATATTCGAGGTAACCAATGGGCCGAAAGACGCTTAAACGCTTCCAAGGTTCTTTTGAAACCGAGCAGCTTCAGCGAAACGTCGAGGACTTTCTACGTTCATCGCTTCCCGATTGGATCTCTGACGGCACGATGCTAACGGGCATTGCAGTCGGAACGACGCCCACAACAATCTCTCACTTGTTACAGCGTGTTCCAAAAGGCTTTGTCGTTACCGATAAGAACGCAGCGGGCGTCGTTCACCGCATTTCGTGGGACTCTACTTCGATCATCTTGCAGTCGACCGTTGCGTCTACTCTGAACATTTGGGTGTTTTAATATGGCTTTGCAGACCGATACCGTCTCGCTAACTCTCGCGGCGAGCATTTCACAAGACACTGACAACAAACAGATCGACCCCACCAATCTCGCAGCAAGCGAAAACACGCGGGTCACGAAGAAGTATCAGGTCGGCAAGCGCGATGGGCTTCAGGATTACCCGACGACGCAGGCTTCCCTTGCCGGAGCAAACCCGATTACGATTGGCGCGTCGCTCTCGCGCAATTGGGTTGAGGAGTTTCAAGGCCAGACACTGCTTCAGAATAAGGGCGCGCTTTATCTTCGGAAGCCGTCCGGTAACGAATGGGATCAGATAGCGTTTACGCCGAACCTGAGCGTTCTCGAAGAGCCGGTCGCTAGCTCAAGTTACACCGCCCTTTATCAAGACACGCTTGTATCGGGTGGCTATCGGGTCACCGTAACAAACGACGAGACATTCGTGCGCTATTCCGTTTATCGAATCGCTGACAACAAATACATCGTGAAAGATGCGGTTCTCAGGACGAGGGTGTCGTTTTCCGTTGTGTTTGGACGTCCGAAGATCGTTGCGACCGGGCTGACCTTCGCCATCTTTGCCTTTGAAGGCGATCTTTTCGTCTACTCCCTAACGCCACTCACGGGCGCGCTCTCTGCACCAGTCTCGATCGTCACGGTCAGTTCTCAGGCCATTGGCTTTGATGCCGTCTACTTAGCAGGCTCGGCCGCAGGCGACCGCATTGTGGTTTTAATCTCTCAGTCGGGAACAGGCGTTTCGCTTCGGGCGTACTCCCCGGCGCTAGTCTTAGACGCAACGGTCGGAATACTGAACGTCGCAGGGTCCTTCGGCAACGATGGACTAAATACGTACTTGTATGCCGAGCCGTCTCTCGGCGTTAACCGTCTTTTCGGCTTCAATGCGCGCCTAACAACAAGCTTCGCAGCGGGCGGCGTGAACACGTTTAATTTCGTCTATGACATCACGGCTTCTGGATGGACTGCGATTCGAGTTCATACGAACACCGGCGACATCGCCAACCGCGTTCGAGGTAATACGCAATCGCCTTCGGTCGTCGGGGTCGTAGCACTTGTCGATGCTCAAGACGCGACAAAGATCAACGTATGGTGGACCGTTCGCGACGAAACGACAATCGCGGGAGACCATCAGACCTATGTTCTAACCCAAAGCACGATAGGCGTTCCGACAACGGATCTCGCGCTGTGGTCATATGGCCTAAGCGTTCTTGCCGCGCCCTTTAATGATACCGAAAGGCTGACGACCCTTTTGCCGGTCACTTACTTTGACGGCGCCTCGTCGATCAATGGCGTTGCGGACTTTCATCGGTCGAGAGTTTCTCGGCGCCCCTACTTAACGGCTCGCTTTGGAGAGGGCAAGACACGTAAGACCGTGCCAGGCTCTTCGACGGCTGTGCAGACGACGGGCCGCTCGTGGCCTACGGCTTCCGGGTTTGCGTTTGCGTACCTTGCAACGCAGCGGTTTATTAGTATCGACAAAAACGAAGCCGACGTTGGTGCCGACATGGCGACAGTCAGCATTGCTGCAAACGACGTGGCGGTGTTTAAAAACAATGAAACCCTCTTCGTGGGTGGCGCTCAAACGTGGGCTTATGACGGCGCCGACGTTGGTGAGCATGGTTTCAATACAACGCCTTCAGTCCCATATGTTTCTCTCGGCGTGCCGCTTTCGGCCGTCGTCACTCAGGCCGGCACTGCTGGGCTGAAAGAGATTACGACCGTAACGCTTAAGAACGCGCCTTTGTTTGTTTCGAGCGGGAGCAGCACATTTTTTAAGCTCACCAATGCGTCAGGCACCGCCTATTATCTGTGGTACCAGCTTGGCACGAGCGTTGACCCTGCGGCAGGCGGCACGGCGATTCAGGTTACGCTTTCCGCTGACGATACGTTTCTTGATGTCATTCGTAAGACGCGGGCGCGGACCCTGTCTGGGAGCCCATTCGGCGGGACAATCTCCGTCACAGCTACGAACGAAACCCTCCGAACCATTACCTTTGAAAACCAGGCTGTTGGCGTTTCAACGCCGGTCTCGGTCGGAAACTCTGCGGACGACGCGGC